CAGCATCGTTTCCGGTAAGTTTACGATCGTTTAGATCTGATAATAATGTTCGCCAAGCTATCCAAGGATTTTCTCGGTTGGTTAACCCTTCAGTAACAGGTACTTTTTTAATATTATACGTTAAGAACGGACTATATGCTGCAAACGCACCAAACAAAAACCATTCTGCAGATTTGTCACCGAGTGTGCGTGCTGCGAGTGCTTGTTCAATAACCTTTTCTTTGTGGATACGACTATTGCTCTCATTGAGCTTATGAATCCAGGACGCCGGCATATTAACCTACTTTAATGTCTTGTACCGCTTCGCGGAATGAATCGGATGTTACTTGTTGATCTAAATATTTAATAGTCCACAACCCTTTCTTCGGATCGTGTACTGCACTCATACCATATTGTGCCATTAAGCGAACCGCTTCTTTATGTGTGATGCGAGCTTTACTGTACTTAACATTTTTTGTATCACAGCAAACTTCATGCGGATCGCAATCTGGTCCTTCGCACGGAAGTTTAAATAAAAATAAACTGCGGATCCAATTCCATAATTTCTTTAGAAAATTAATCATTATACCCCTTGTGAATATTTCGATGTCGAAAGTTCAGCTGTCTCGGTTGACTGCGGTAAGTCTGGAAGATTATCAGCACCAATACCTAATCTCTGTAACTTAACAGAGTTTCTCCCTTCGCGCAGACTTGCAATAATAGCTTCGCCTGCTTGTGATGTGTCCGCTAATTTTTCAAGAATTTCAGCCGGACCTTTAAGAGTGTTTTGCTTTGCGTAGTTATGCAAATTTTGTACTAAGCTCATTGCACTAGTTTTTGAGCTAGGAGTACTCGCTAATGTTACTCCTGCGTCCGACAATGTTGCTAATTCTAACAAAATATGGTCAGCCATAGCGTCAAACGAGTCGTTACAGATATTAACCGCTGTACTTGGTAACGCTGATATAGCCGAATTTGCACTTGAAATTAGTGCTGTAATTGCAGCATCATAATCTGTGTGTGTTCCGGCTGCTGGATATCCTCCAGGAATTACAATTGGTCCAGTACCGTATACATCATTAACCACATCAATCATGACTGTAAATACTCCAGTATCACTGCCTGCTTTGTAAAGACTATCCAAATTTCCATTTGTAGTTAGTTCTGATAATTGTTCAATTACTGTTTCAAGTTCATCATTATGTACAATACCAGCCGGGGTTCCAATTCCGTCGCTTAGATAGTACTTTCCGTTAGGACCTGATCCATTTCCAAAACTACTAGTAAAGTATGATTTTACACTATCTGGCACTGGTTTGTCAAGAGAATTAATGCCATTTAACCCGTAATTTGTTTCTATTTCTAATGCTAAAGTAGATAAATCCGAAACTGTTAAATTTTCTAAGTTTTTGATTTGTTTAATACTTTTAATAAAAGTAACATTTGAATCAGCAACTGATTTAGGCAATATACTATAAAGATTTTTTCCGGATCCGGCAAATACTTCATTTACTGCTTTTGTTGAGTCTTTATATATATTTGTTAAAATATTATTTGAATAGTACGTAAATCCTTGGTAACTGTTTGGAAAAAGTTTTGTTAAATCTAATAAATCAGCTAATGTTTCAATGCCTGACACAGTTTCGATCAATAGGCTATCTAAAATTATTTGTAAATCAGCGTTTGTTACTGTCTTAAATGCTGCATAACATTTCTTTTGGATTACCGGAGCAATATCAAAACCTTCTGTATCGATCTTATACATTAATCCTTCGACATTGACCCCTGCGTGAAGCATTTCGTCTTTAATTACTTTAATTAATCCTCGATCATAAAGTACTTTAATTAGATATTTTGGCGTCCCAAACATATCTATATCTTTAAGATTAATATATCTCCCGGTATTAGCTAAATCAGTGCCAAAATCTTCAGTGTATAAATTTACACTAGTAATGCCGCCTGTAGTTAAACTATCCATGCTGTCAAACGTTGGGCCCAAATATTCGCTATTTTTATTTGCAGCATCGATTAATTGGTTAGTAGACGTTACATATCCTTGCACAGTTGACATATGGATGGCAAATTTACTTAGATCACCATTTCCTAGAATATTATCTGCATGGGTTTCTAACTGATCAATAAATCTGTCTTCTGCATTACCAATTCCACTTTTGCCATCTGGAACGGTATTTGTAACTGCTGGGAAATTTACAGCAGAAAATGTTTTCATACTTGTTAACACGCCGGCGCTAACAACTCCAGCGGCGCTAGTTAATGCTGTATTAAATTCATTGACTGCGCCAATAGACTGATACGTAGTCATGTTTGACTGCAATTCTTGATTTATATCAAGTCCGGTATTTTGTAAAATACCTGATCCTGCAATCATCATCAATGGGCTTAATGGACCAGGCATACTATGCTACCATTACATCTGGGCTACCGGCATTTCTGACATGTCCGCATGAATCAGTATCACCTATTCTAATAACTGGTTTACCTTCGGCAAAAACTGTTGGACTACCGCCTTGGGTTACTGCGCTACAATGTGGATCACACCCCGGGGCTCCACAACAAGTGTGTGGTGTTACACTATCGCCAGGAACACTAATAGGCAGTCCATTAACAAATACCGTTGGAGCGCACGGCCCGGTTACTGTGCCGCCACCTGAATTAGGATCACCTTTTCTTACTGCTGCTGGCAAATTAAATTATCCTGTAATAATTTTCTTCGATGGCGTCTGAATACCAGTTACTGCTTGAGTATATGCTGTGATAACATCTGCAGAAGTTTCGGCCACTAGTGTTACATTATTAGTATTTATCGTAGTATTTGTAGTAGGCAGTGTAGTAAACATACTCGGAATCATCTGGACTCCTTGTGGGGTCATTGCCACGCTAACAGCGTGGTCTAACACAGCTTCATTTGCACCGATGGCAGTAATTTTACCAACAACTTCTTCGCCAGAGTTAAGTTTAAAACTATAAATTTCGTTAATTTTTAAATCCATATCAGTCCTTTTTTTCCTTTTGTGCTTTATCCATTAATACCGTGATCCCTGCTTTACCTGCTCCTTTAAGGCCAGAAAACCCACCCTCGACTAAATGCTCATTAACATAAATTTGCGGCACCGAACGATGCCCTTCGTTTAAAAGCCATTCGCGTGCTTCTGAATCTTGTTCTATGTTAATGGCTTCGTAGTCAAACCCAAACATTTCTAACAGTTGCTTTGCCATGTCACAGTACGGACATGTTGTTTTTGTGTAAATTTTAATCATAAACTAAATCCTTTAAATGTATCTTCTGTTACGTCTTGTTTAGTGCCGCCAACAACATAAGAACTAATTTCGGTTTCTTGCGGTGCTACTTGTACTTCGCCGCCGGCAATCCATTTTTGAGTCCACGGCAACGGATTTGATCCACCTTTGTATGGAGTTTCTAAACCAAGCGAAGTCATACGCTTATTAGCAATCCATTCAACATACTCTACTAATAATTGTGCATTTAGCCCGATCATTGACCCGTCTTTAAACAAATAATCTGCCCAACGCTTTTCTTGTTCAACTACATCAATAAACATCTGTGCAACTTCGTCCTTGCACTCTTCGGCAATCTTAGCAAAATCAGGATCGTCTTTGGGCAGGATCTTAATCATTGTTTGTGTTGATGCTAAATGCAAGTTCTCATCGCGACAAATTAGCTTAATAATTTTAGCATTACCTTCCATCTTTTTAAGTTCAGCAAATGCCCACGAACATGCAAATGAAACGTAGAAGCGAATACCTTCCAGTGCGTTTACGCTATTAATAGCAAGCCACAATTTCTTTTTAATATCATACAAATCAACATCAACGATGTCATTGTTAATTCTATGCTTACCTTCACCTAGCATTTGATACCATGTCGATGCTTCAATTAAATCATCATAGTATTGCGAAATACTTTGTGATGTTTCGTATATTTCTTTAACATCTAGCAATTCGTCAAACACTTTACTTGGATCGGCATAGATATTACGAATAATATGTGTGTAACTGCGACTATGAATAGTCTCGTTAAACGCCCAAGTTTCGATCCAAGTTTCTAGTTCTGGAATACTAACAATAGGTAGCAATGCTAAGTTAGGCGAACGTCCTTGAACAGAATCGAGCAAAATCTGTCGTTTTAAGTTTGAAGTGAAGATATGTTGTTCGTGGTCGTTTAGATCTTTAAAGTCCTTAGCATCGCGCAACACATCTACTTCTTCTGGCCTCCAGAAGAATCCTAACTGCTTATCAGTAAATTTATCAAACTGTTTATACTTTACTGATTCGTAACGTTGCAAACCAACGCCGCCGTTAGGATCTAAAAATGCAAGCGATGTTAAATGCTTGTTATTACGTGTTGGAAATACTTTTTTACTCATATCTTATCTCTTAAAGTTTCTGCAATTCTTTTTGCAATAGCCATCCGTCCAACTAAATTTGGATGATCTTCGCATGGTCTAATGTACTTTTTTACATTTTCATTTTCAGTTCGTAACCAGTCCGACCAGTCACTGTTTCGATATTCAAATTCGTTATCATTTGTAGATGAAAAAAATTCGTTATCAAATTCCTCTTGCACTATACACTTATGTTTATCCACAATCCATCTATCCTTTGGAATTTCGTCCCATAATGGATGCATATCCATTGTTTGATAGTACGATACGTTAAACGTACTTAGAAACCATGGTGTAACCGATTTTGACTTACAATAGTTATATAGTGTATAACAAGTTAGAGCCGAAAGCCAAGAGTCTTGATAGTCATTTAGGGCATTTCGGTTAACATCGCAGAATTCATTAACTGTGTTTCCATGTTCGTCAAAATAGAACCGACGACTTGGACTGGTAATAAAAAATACAGCGTGATCACCAGCTTTAACCGGTGCGCGAACTAATTGCTGTATCATTTCTGGCTGACTTGTTGATGACTGACTGTGATTCTGGTATTCTACTCCTAACAGATCGCTTATCATCTTTGGAATACTTCTTGGAGGTTTACCATCAACTAATTCAATCAGTTCTGGGTTAACTTCGTATATTTCTTCTGCTTCGCCGATTTCATCTGGCCAGCTATCGCCAAAACAATGCAATGTTGTCATTATTAAATTTTACAGCTCTCACATTCATCGTCGAGCTTAGAAACGTCAATTTCACCTTGACCATCATACGTGTTAAAGTAATATAATTGCTTGCCTCCGTACTTGTAGAACATTAAAATATGTTGTAGCATTTCCGACATTGGAATCTTTTCATCTTCATAAAACTGTGGGTTATACGAAGTATTTACAGAGATGCCCTGGTCGATATACTTTTGTAGAACTGCCATAATCTTCAAATAACCCAATGGCGATTTCTGATCCCAAAGTAGTTCATACTTGTTCTTTAAGTGTCGGAATTCTGGAACTACTTGCTTGAGAACACCGTCTTTGGATTGTTTAACTGATACATAGCTGCGCGGCGGTTCCACACCGTTTGTAGCATTTGAGATCTGTGCTGAAGTCTCAGCTGGCATCAGTGCCATTAGTGTACTGTTGCGAATTCCTGTTTCTTTTAGTTGATCGCGTAGTGCTTGCCACGGGACCGCATCAAAGTGGGGGACAAGTTCATCAACATCTTGTTTGTATGTGTCTACGGGAAGAATGCCCTGTCCATATTTGGTTTCATGTACTAGCGGGCAAGCACCTTTTTCGACCGCTAGATCAGCACTCGCTTTAATAAGATAATATGACCAATGCTGTGCCCAGTTATCGATCAACTTCAGATCTGGATCTGAATAGTTAGTTCCGTGTTTAGCCAACCAATATGCCAGGTTAATAATGCCTACACCCAATGGACGACGTCCTTCTGTTGCAAGACGTGCTGCAAGAATAGGATAGTTCTGATAGCTTAACAGATTATCTAGACCACGTACTGCTAGTTCACATGCACGTTGCATTTCTTCTGGATGCTTAAATGATCCCCAGTTAATAGCAGATAGCGTACATAGTGCGATCTCACCGTTCTCATCGTGGATATCATTTAAAGGTTTAGTTGGCAAATCAATTTCGCAACATAGGTTAGACTGCTTAACAGGTGCTACAGTAGGATCAAACGCACCGTGTGTATTAGCATGGTCTACGTTCATTAGGTAAATGCGTCCTGTGTCCTTGCGTTCTTGAACAAACTGCGAGAACAAGTCCATTGCTTTTACACGCTTACGGCGAATATGTGTGTTACGTTCTGCACGTTCATATAATTCGCGGAACAAATCTACATCTGAGAAGAATGCATCATATACCTCAGGAACATCGTTGGGCGAGAATAGCGTAATATAATCATTGTTTAACAGGCGTTCATACATAACCTTATTAAACTGTACGCCGTAATCCATGTGACGCACACGATTATCATCTGTACCTTTGTTGTTCTTAAGAACTAACAAATCTTCAACTTCTAAGTGCCAGATTGGATAATACAATGTAGCGGCACCATTACGCACGCCACCTTGCGAACAAGAACGTGTTGCTGCTTGGAAAAGTTTGTAAAAAGGTATCACACCTGTATGATACGCATCTCCCTTTCTAATAGGGCTCTTGATAGCGCGAATACGTCCTGCACCGACACCAATACCTGCTTTTTGCGACACATACTTAACAATAGAACTCGTAGTTGCATTGATCGAATCAAGCGAGTCATCTGTTTCGATAAGTACGCAAGATGAGAACTGACGCTGACTTGTGCGCACACCTGCCATAACAGGAGTAGGCAAACTTACTTGATGTGTTGAAATTGCATCATAATAATCTTTAACCCAACGCATACGAGTATCGCGTGGATGATCTGCAAATAATGTAGCAGCGATAAGTGCGTATGCTACTTGAGGAGTTTCATAAATTTGTTTAGTTACGCGATTTTGAACAAGGTATTTACCACGCATTTGTTCCATAGCAGCGTAGGTTAAGTGCTCATCGCGATCATGCTTAATAAATGAGTTAATATAATCCCACTCTGCATTGTCATACAACTCAGGAAGCTCTGGATCGTATAAACCAAGACCCACGTTTTGATCTACTAATTTACGGATATGCCACGGTTTAAAATCACCGTAAACTTCTTTGCGCAAGTGATAACAAATAAGTCTACCAGCAACATACTGATAGTTAGGAGTCTCTTCAGAGATTAAGTCTGCTGCTGCTTTAATAAGTGTTTCTTGGATATCTGGTGTTGAAATACCTTGATAAAATTGTAAGTGGCTTTTTAATTCTAATTCTGAAGCACTTACACCTGTAATGTTT